CTAAATGATGAACTTATTGCCAATGGTATTTGCGGCAGTCGCATCCATCTCTGGCACCCAATGGGCGTAGAGGTCAAGGGTGGTCGTAATGGAACTATGTCCCAACCTCTTGGACACCTCTTTGACATTGACACCATGCATCAGCAAGTAGGTTGCATGGTAGTGCCTGAAGCAATGGAAGGTGAAGCCCTCAGGTATCTCCGTACTCTTAGAGATGAACTTGTGTACCTTCATGCTTGCCGCCATGTATGTTACATGCCTCCCATGATGAATCCAGAGCTTTGTTGTCTTATCCGACCTCGGGGTCAACTCAAGGACAGCCCTAAGAATCTCTGGTTGCACATAGATTCTCCTATGGGATGATGAGGTCTTCAATGGTTGATTAGCACCTTCACGGGTGACTTGAGAATCTATATTTATCGTATTGTTCTCTAGGTCAATATCGTGTAGTCTGTCAATATCTAGGAGCTCACCTAAACGTGCTCCAGTAGCCACAGCGAGAAGAAGCAGGGGATATACCTTGAAGTCACCTTCAGGTGCTCCATAGTCTTCTTCCTTTGCCTCCTGCAATATCCTTTGCATTTGTGTCTCATTCGGAACCGCGACCCAATCAACTTTCTTTTGACTTAACCTCCTCTTTTTTGTCTTGGGCATAGGGGATGCCTCTATCAGGTTTCTCTCTAAAGCAAATTTGAATACAGAAGATAATCGTCCTTTATGATTCTTTAGGCTTGTTGGTGACAGTGGTGAACCATCACGCTTCCTAAGATTATCAAGAATACTATCTATCATTGTAGCAGTTATTTTGTCTATCCTATAATCATACAGGGGAGAGAAGACAACATCTATCGTCCTTCTGTATCCTCGAAATGTATTGTCTCGCAGGGTTCCTTCTACATTGTCTAAATACATCTTCACGACATCCTTGAAGTACATTTTCTCACCTGTAGATTTTCCTGAAGACACCCTTAGTTCATGGACTTTCTTCATCAACTCTGTTTTGTTTTTTGCAGTAACAGCTTTTCGCTTCTGCTTACCATCTGCTCCTACACCAATCGTAATGGTCATCTTATAGTGACCATTGTATAACTTGGTGATGGAACCACCACCCTTGACGTTACGCTTTGTTGACATAAGTACCAACCTCCTAAGTTGAAATTTTGAAAATAAATTCGTGTACATATATGTCATGGCGGGCGCGCGCGTTTCCCCCGTGGCACCCTCTGGAACCTCTGGAATCAGCCGGAGCCTTTCGTTACCTCTGCTTCCTTTTACTTTCATTCCGGATCTATGCACACTTGAAGAAGTTCCTATAGATATATTTTACTTTAGGTGTCTTGTGGTGTCTAGCTCTGTCAAGTGCTTATCCGGTGCTTATCATAGTTAAAAAGTATTGTTATATGATACGCCCGAACGCGTGGTAGTTCTTTTCTTAGGGTGCCGAAAGGTGTCCTTTTTACACAAAGTTAGTAGTAGGTACTAAAAGTTGGTACTAAAGATAGCTTTGTCTGCTCGTTTTTTACTTTAGTATACTAAAGCGTTAAAGTCTATCTGTTTTGACCTTTTGGAACGCTATACAACCTTATGTAACCTATGGTATACTTAGATAAACCCATAGAAAAGGAGAAGTACAATGGAAATTTTTCTCATATATCTCGCCGGTGGTATAGGCATGTGGATCGACCCAATTTTGTGGGTATCTCTATACGTGTTCCATCATCTATTTAAGGGGCATGTGTGGGAAATAGTAATTGCTACCTCTGTTTCCGTCGTGCTTATCAATATAGGGATACTATCTTTATTACATGCAGGAACTGCCTCATATAAACCCATAATACACTTTACATCTTATGTTGTCTTTTCCTGCCTTGTGGAACTTTTGATTTACTTTAAGAAATGCCATAAATAAGAACAACATAATAAAAGCCCTTCCTTGTGGTTTCTTTAGGAGACCTGAGGAAGGGCTTTTGTTACGCCTTTTTATTTGTCTTTTGCTAATTTATCATTATACCATTCATGTAATAACATATTTACTAATGTCGAAAGTGTCAATCCGTATTCTTTAGCCTTTGCGACTACGTTATCCTTAAAACCTTCTTCAATACGTACATGCACATATTGGGATTTTGTCTTTTTGTTATCCATGTGATCGCCTCCTTTCATCTTGTGTTCTCATTGTATCACGTCTAGGGCGTTTTGTCATGCAACTTTTTTTGAAAAATGTGTTGACATTGAGAACACACAATGGTATACTGCAAGTGTCAAAGGGAAACCGGAGACAAAAATTTTTAAGATAAAATGTGTTCTCAAAGGGAACACAAAAGAGGTGAGGCGATGAACTGATCATTCAATTTTTGATTCTGGTTGTATTGTTGAGCCGTTGAGGCATGTCTGGTAATAGAAGGGAGACATAAAGATGTATATCTGTGTAGAAAGGGCCATGAACTGGGAGGACATCAAGGAGAATGAGTGGGCGGGCGCTGTGCCGGTGCTCGAAGAAATCGAAAAGCAGGGTAGGGAAGAGGAAGCTATGATCACTATGGCAACACATTTCGCCGAAGACGTACCCGGCGAAGTTCAGTTGCATGATTTCATTCGGTATGAACTTGCAGATATGATGCATCTTTACGACTAGTTTGCGATGGTGTCTCAGGGTAAGCTCTGGGACATCCCACGGAGGCTATAGGACTCCTAGATTATCACATGTCATACAAAAGGAGGAAATATCATGAACGCAAAAAGTATCAGCATTGAGTTAGAGGCCCGGTATCGCAAGGCGCGCTCTGCATGGAGTCGCGGAGTGCTCCTGTACGCCGATGAGCTCCTAGACAACATCCGGGATGATGGGAAAGTAACGGAGGCGCGCCTGCTGAATGGCGCAAGGGATTGGAAGGCATACAGCGAGGGAGGCTGTTCCCTCATCACAGACGAGGAGATTTGCAAGCGCCTGAGCACGCCATGTGAAATCCAGAGGACGAATGGCGGAATCCTCCCGCCGAACAGCCGGGAATCATGGATGGAGGTGCAGGCACGCGCTTTGTATCAGGCCGCGCGCCTCGTGCTAGAGTTAGCGGACGCAAGGTAATCTCGGTCGATGACCTGCTAGGTGTCTTATGGTCAGCCATAAGGCACTCATGGAGGCCATAGGACTCCTAAATTATAACATGTCACACAAAAAGGAGTGTTCAGAATGCGAAAGTATGCAGAAACGTTGGTCAACGCCCAGTATGAAAAAAAGCAGGGTAATCACATGGTTTTCTTTTCAGATCCAGAAGAGCCACCAACATATTACACCACCTTCTTAGATGATAAAACGGGAAAGTGGGTAGAGGTCAAAGGGGCAACGCGCTCTTTCCTCTACCATCAAAATGTGGTTTGTGTCGTAGACGATCGTCATGAAATCTTCTGGTTGTCACATGCCGGGTGGTACACTACATCAACAAGTCAGGCATTAGGACAATACAAAACCTACTTTAGCGACTTAGGCTACAAGTGCATGACGGATTGAAAACAAGCGTAATAGTCGTATAGCTTGCGAGGATGTCTTAGGGTCAGCCCTAGGACATTCCAAGGAGGCCATAGGACTCCTAGATTATAACATGTCATACAAAGGGAGGAATAAAGACATGAAATGGAAACCGGAAGACAAAGGAAAGGTAATTGGTCTAGTGTATCAGTACATGAACGAACTGAAAGAGCAGGGGTTCCTTATCAGGAAGTTGAATAAAATCGACTTCAACACTAGCTTTAGCAGGAATGGCTATTGTTGTGTATACCGCGATTCTCCCACGTTTGACCTTGGGATTTCTGTATATCGCATAATAGATGGATGGGAGGCCGTCAAAGAGACTATATTGCATGAACTGTGTCACGCAATGGCCTCCTATGACTCCGGGCACGATGAGGAATGGCAGGGGCTTGCTAAAGAGGTAGGAAACATCTACGGAATTAAAATCAGCTATAAAGCTCCGCATGCAATTAAGACCTATGAAGCCACCTATAGGTATGTAATCAAGTGTGATAATTGCGGGGCTACATGGCGATTCATGCGCCGGACAAAGTTTGTTAAGGCCGTGGCTGATCATCATGCAACTAATTGGAAGTGTGGATGTGGTCATCATCACTTTTCACTCGTGAAAGGCGAGTAAAACAGCTCCTGCAAGGCGAGACGCAAGCGACTCTTTACCTTGTGTCTCGTGTGCAGGTATCAGTCAAAGGGAGAAAAAGAGACATTCACATTAGTTGTATCTTCAAATTCAATGATGTAATAGCAGTCCGCTAATATGTCATTTACGCGATAAGTACAGGCAGTAACTTTTTCTATGATAGGTGTATCTTCTGGTATGATCTTGTTCTTTGCGTATACCATACGGCAAGACTTGAAAGTCCTTCCCTTGTGGTACTCTGCCATCCTTAGGAACAGCAGGAAATAACTTAGATAACCTGATAGAGACCTTAGGTGACCGGGATACATCTGCAATCTAAATTCCGTATAGTCGCGCATGAAGTTCCGGATAAGCGCGCTAGCTTTCAAGCTATTAGATGAACAGCAGGCATTATACAAGGTTTTCAATTCTGTTGGCACCCTCGTGGAAACAATAGAACCATAAGGATTTTCATCCTCATCTTTTGGATTCACTAGATACCTAGCGTCACGCGCGGCAAGCATGTCTTGATTCTCATCCTCGCTAATGATTGTCTCAATGTAATTGCGTATGAATTGGGACATATTGAGACCACGACGCATTGCAATGAGTTGAAGTTTCCTCTTCATGCTAGTTGAAAGACGAAAGCGGATAGCTTCATCTTTTTCATCAAAATCCATTTTTCATCACCCTACCACATGCTACCACATGTTTTACAAATTGTATAGTTGGCCTTGTGTCTACATGTAATACAAATCTAGGTGAGACACAAGACAGAGAGATACCAGAGGGAGGCGCAAGTATATGAAATTTGAAGAATATGGAAAGATATACGGGGAACTCTACAAACAAGAACTCCTGCTTGAAGCGGAGGCAAAGCAGGAAGCAGAGGAACACCTGAAAGAAGCCCTTGACAAGGCAAAGCGTGAGGGGGAAGGCGGCGAAGGACACCTAGCAGGTAAGCTCATGAAACACTCATGGGAGACCTGCCGCAAGAATATTCATGCCCTCCTAGAGGACGCAAAGCACCCCAAAAAGACAACGCAAGGCGCGTGGCTCCTGCCGATGAAAGACCTTTTAGTCATCTATCGGGAAAAAGAGGAGGCTTTGGAAGACCTCCTAGTCCTCGCCGGGCACAGCAAGACGATGGATGCCGTGTTGATGTCGCATGATACAACACAGACCACCCTATCCAATGTGGCTATGCTGATTGGTATGCAAATCAAGCGGGAAGCGGATATTGAACGCTTCTACCAATGGGAAGAGGTCAACAAGGATACAGATGTCAAATGGCTGAAAAAGTCGATGGACAAGGGCATAGAACAGCGTGTACGTTCGTCCTATCGTGTGGCCTATGCAACAAACCGCATGAACAAGGAAGGATATGTAGGTCTCGCTTGGTCAAATCAGCAGGTGGAAGTTCTAGGCGCAAAGGTGCTTGAAATGCTCATTGCGGGCTCAGATTACTATGTTATCCGTGAAAGGGAGGTAAACACAGGCCGAGGAACAAAACATATCAAATCTGTGGATGCTACGGATTGGTTTAAGTCTACATGGGAAAGCAATGAGTCCCACATGATCGCGAATGCAGTCCGCTACCTGCCTACCATCATCCCGCCGCGCCATTGGACTGACCCGCATGACGGGGGATATTATGGTGAGTCCGTGCTAGGAACTCAGCTTATCCGGCTGAAAGTACAGACAAAAACAAAGTTCCTGAAAGCCTACAACAAGAAACTGTCAGCGATTGACCTTGGGGTAGTTTATGACGCCCTCAATGCCATGCAGGACACACCTTTTGTCATCAACAAATTCATCTTGCAGACACTCAAGGAAATCTATGCGTCTGGTGGCGAACTCGGCGGTGTGCCTAGAACGGAACCATATCCGACACTTCCACGCCTCCCAGAGGATGCGCCTGAAGAGCAAGTGAAGGAGCACAAGAAGAAAGCCGTAGGCCTCTACAAGCAGGAAGAAGCACGCAAGAGCAAAGCCCTTAGATGCCTTTTGGCACTCAAGGTGGCCGAAAAGTTCAGCGAGTACGACAAAATTTACTTTCCGTGGAACGTAGATTATCGTGGTCGTTGCTACCCAATTCCCACGGCATTGAGTCCGCAGGGCGATGACATCCAGAAATCCCTGCTCCTGTTTGCTAACCCATCGCCATTGGCTGAAGGGGATGAGAAGTGGATGGCAATCCACGGGGCAAACCTTGCAGGTAACGACAAGATAGCATTTGCCGACCGTGTAGCATGGGTCAAGGAGCATACAGTCGATATTATCGCAAGTGCAGAAGACCCTCTAGGTTACACGTGGTGGTATGAGGTGAGCAAGGGAGACTACCCGATGGAATTTTTGTCCTTCTGCCACGAATGGAAACGCCTAAATGACTACAAGGCAGAAAACAAAGGTTCTGTCAAGGGATTTATGTCTAATCTGCCCTTGGCGTTTGATGGTACATGTTCAGGCTTGCAACACTTCTCAGCCCTCCTCCGGGATGAGGTAGGTGGCTTTGCCGTAAACCTTGTACCCTCGGACAAGGTGCAAGACATCTACTCGATCGTGGCAGATAAAGTAAATGTTCAACTCCTCAAGGATGCCCAGATGGGGACAGAGGATGCGAAAAAAGAAGGTTCTGACGCATACAAGTATGGAACGAAGACACTCGCACAGAATTGGGTTGCCTTTAATCGTATCAAGTTTGGCAAGGATGGCATTACCCGTAAGGTCTGCAAGAGGTCAGTGATGACCTTGGCGTATGGCTCGAAGCAATACGGTTTCAAGGAAAACCTGCTGACCGACATCATCCACCCGTATGTTCTCGATCATCCAGACAACAATCCTTTCTTGAATGCAAGTCAGGCCGCTGTCTACATGGCTAAACTGATATGGGGAGCCGTTGCTACAACTGTTGTCAAAGCAGTTGAGGGCATGGAATGGTTGCAGAAGGTTGCAAGGCTTATCTGCCAATCGGGAGAGGTGGTTTCTTGGACAACGCCGAACGGCTTCTTAGTGCAACAGAACTACATGAAGATGCGACAAGAGTGTATCAAGTTGCGCTTTGGTGGCTCTCAGGTACGCTTCTACAATCAAGAGGAAACCGATGAGATTGACAACAGGAGACAGCAGAACGGCATAGCACCCAACTTCATTCATAGCATGGATGCAAGTCATCTACAGAGGGTAGTGGTCTCGGAGCACCTGAAGGGCAACCGAAACTTTATGATGATACATGACAGTTTCGGAACAGATGCCGCTCATGCAGGGAGTCTCTATAAAACCATCAGAGAGGAGTTCATTGGTCTCTATAAAGACCAGAATCACCTCGAAGGATTCCTAGATTCCGTGAGCTATCTCATTGATGACCTCGATGAAGTCCCAGAGTTGCCAAAGTTTGGCAATCTCGACCTTAATTTAGTGGCAAAATCAGATTTCTGTTTTGCATAAATAGTTTCAATTTTTACAAGAACAAAATCGGAAGAGCCTGAAAGCGATTGGCTATCCTTTAGCAAAGTAAAGTGTCAAGATACTTCAAGAAAAAGAGGTTGTCATGTACAGCCTCTTTTCTTGTGTCTTGTTATAAAGATGACCACAAGATGTAGGTGAGACACAAGACAGGAGGAGAGTAATAGATACCATAAGGTAACAAAAGGAACCCCTTCTCCCATAGGTTTATCCTTAGGTCACTACCTCTATTGCTTTATAAATAATAACCATAAGGTAAATAACCTAAAGGTAAACTATAAGTTACTTTAGTTAACTAAAGGATGCCATAAATCCTTTAGTACGCTAAAGTGAGTCACAAGACAGAGAAGAAGTCCATGACTTTTTGTGTCTTGGAAAATGAAAGGAGGTAGTTGTGAGTGGCAACTACAAGAAAACCTAAAGTAACCCATAACACCACGGCTGATGTTGTCGTGAAGGTCAAGCGTCTGGATGAGCGTGCTTGTCTTCCAGAACGCAAGACCGATGGTGCCGCCTGTTTCGACATCCGTACCCTTGAGGACATCTATCTGCGTACCTTAAACGCAAGCGACAAGGCAACCGTCGTTCCCACGGGATTAGCCTTTGAGATTCCTGAAGGATACCACATGAAAGTGTTTCTGAGGTCTTCTGTGGGTCTCAATAGTCACCTGCGGTTGGCGAATCAGGTAGCAATCATTGATTCCGATTATCGGGGTGAACTGAAACTCTTGGTCGAAAATCCTGCGCGTGAGCCTGTCAGTATCAAGGCAGGTGTTCGCATTGCACAAGTGATGATTGAAAAGAATGTTCCGACATCCTTTAGTGAGGTAAAGGAACTTAGCGAGACCAAAAGAGGCGAAGGTGGCCTTGGTTCCACAGGTAAGGAGTGATTGTAATGGGAGAAGCAAGATTCAAGGTGGGTGATACCATCCAGTATCACGATGGCACAGAGAAGCGTCTTGGCGTTATTCGAGTGCGTACCTTTGACCCGGAGAGCATGAATTGGAAATACCGGGTGGCATTCGATGACCCTGATTCAGACATGCCTTTAATTCTGGTTTTGTCGGGAGGCGAATTGACGCAATCTACGATGTCAGAGCATTATGATGCCCACTATCAGGGTGACGTACAACCGATTGAGTTGATGCAGTCCGCAATGTCTGCGGAAGCCTTCATGGGATTCTTGCGAGGCAATATCATCAAATATGCTTGCCGTCTTGGCAAGAAAGATGATGTCGCGAAGGAAACCACAAAGATTCTGAGGTACGCCGAATAGCTCGATAAGGTCGCTAAAGGTGAGAAAGTCAACCCCAGAGAATAACCTCTGGCACAGGTGGGACACAAGACAGAGAAGAACCAGTCAGACTTCTCGTCAATTTCAAATTTGAAAGGAATGTATACACAATGGCTAACAAACTGAAAAAAGGAACCACAGCAGTAGGAGAAATCATCTTTGCTCACATCCTGAAACCCGAAGAGTTCAAGGGGCAGTCAACGAACAAATTCACGCTCATGCTGAAACTGGCTGAGAAGGACAAAAAGAAGCTCCTCGCGGAGATTGAAGCTGAGTGGCAGAAGTTTGTGGAGTCGGAGGAAGGACGCCGCCACAAATACAAGTATGAATACGCAAACGGTCTCAAGGAATACAAGGAAGACGAATACTTCAAGTTCAAGATGACCCATATCATCCATTGCAACAATGGTCGTGATTGGGAGCGTCATGTTCCCATCTTTGATGCGCATTGCAATGAAATCTCGAATGAAGTCACAGGCATCGGCAATGGCTCGAAAGGCAAGGTTGCCTACGAGCTTGCTCCGTTCTACGTCAATGACAAGAACTATGGCGTTGCCCTGCGTATGACGGGCATTCAGATTCTTGACCTTGTGGAAGAGGGAAGTGCTTCTGCGTCCTCTCTTGGCTTTGGTCAGGAAGAGGGATTCGTCAAGTCGGAGGAAGACAACAACATCGAAGTTCCCTTTGAGACTGAGGAAGGAGAAGACTTCTGAGAAGTCTGTTGCGTGGAGGAAAATGGAGCTATAAGCCTTCCCTAGGTCATCGTTCAGGACTCGAAGACAAGATTGCGGCACAGATTAAGAGCATGAAATGCAAAGAGGTCTATGAATGTCGCTATCTGCGCTACACGATTCCTGAGAGTGTCCATACATACACTCCTGATTTCATCCTCCCGAACGGCATTATCATTGAGGCCAAAGGTCTCTTTGAGACAGCCGACCGGAAAAAGCACCTGCTCATCAAAGAGCAATATCCGCACCTCGACATCAGGTTTGTCTTTCAAAACCCTAAGAACACCTTGTACAAAGGGTCGAAGACAACCTATGCCGATTGGTGTCAAAAGTATGGCTATCAGTACGCGACGAAACTGATACCTGCTTCATGGTTCCATGAGGAATCAAAACCTACGAGTGGTCTCCTTGAGAAAAAGGAGAAAAAGAAATGAAACAGTTACCAAATTTGAAATTCAAGGAGCGTGAAAGCACCAAAGGTATCGTCCTCTACTACACGGAAGATGATATGCCAATGAAAGAATATGCACGTTACGTCATGCGGAAGGGGTGGTTCAGCATTGGATATAACTACCTCTTGCACGCAGACGGAACCCTTGAAGCAGGAATGCCCCAGAATCAGGTATGTGACCCGTCACTCTATGGATGGGATGACCATATCTGCGTGTTAGTCATGGGGCATAGGAAAGATACAGTAAACCACATACAAGATGAAGTATTATTCGAGCTCTCGAAAGAACTGAACCTTCCTCTTGTACATAGAGGGTGATTTATGTGTCAGAGATTGTCAAAGCCCATGTACCGTGTGAGTTTTGTGGCAGTAGTGATGGAGCGACCATCTATACTGACCACAAATTTTGTTTTGTCTGCGAGAAGTTTACATGGCTAGATGAAAAAGAAGAAGAAGGAGGGAGGTCTGTGTCCTCTAAGCATTTACCTGTCATTCCAGAATCTGAAATGGAGATTCGACCACTAAAGGCTAGAGGCATAACCTCTGACACCTGTCGTAAGTATGGTTATCACTTGTCAAAGAACGACTTCGGGCAACCCATTCAAGTCGCTGATTATCGCAAGGATGGTCGTGTCATCTTTCAGAAGACGCGAGATCGCGAGAAGAACTTCATTGTTCGTGGCAAGAAAGACAACATCTTCTTTGGTCAGCATTTGTTTTCGACAGGCAAGAAACTGATTATCACAGAAGGTGAGATTGATTGTCTCACGGTATCACAGTTGCAAGACAACAAATACCCTGTGGTATCCATCCCTTTTGGTTGTCGTAGTGCAAAAGATGTCTTCAAAGCGCAAACCGATTGGCTCTCAGGCTTTGATGAAGTCATCGTCATGTTCGACATGGATGAAGCAGGGCAGGAGGCCGTGAAGGCTGTCTCTGGTATCCTGCCACCCCACAAGCTCAAGATTGCTACCCTGCCGATGAAAGACCCGAATGAGTGTCTTCTGAACGGCAAGGCCGATGAGGTCATCCGTGCAATCTGGCAAGCTAGGGAATATCGTCCAGATGGTATCATCAATGCCAAAGACCTGAAGGAAGAGTTCTTCTCACAGGAGGCAGAGATTCCTTCTTATTCCTTCCCGTGGGCAGAAGACCTGACAAAGATGACAATGGGGATCCGCAAAGGCGAGATGCTCCTGCTCACAGCGGGTACAGGTATTGGCAAATCCACGATGGCACGAGAAATCGCTTTCAAACTGAAGATGCAAGATAATATGAAAGTGGGCATGGTCATGCTCGAAGAGAACAAGAACAAGACACTTCGAGACCTCCTGTCCATTGCTGTAGCAAAACCCCTTCACCTCTTATGGAACACCATAGACAAAGAGGAACTAAAGCCTGTCTATGATGCCGTATTTGGTGATGGGGGCTTTTGTCTTTATGACCACTTTGGGTCGATTGAAGGAAACAATCTCCTTGAGAAGATACGCTTTCTTATCACGGGTGAAGGCTGTGATTTTGTCATCTTTGATCACGTATCCATAGCGGTCAGTGGTCTCGATGAATCAAGCGTCAATGAGCGCAAAGCCATTGACATGCTCATGACAAAGCTCCGTGCACTCGTAGAAGAGACAGGAGCAGGGATTGTCGTGGTGTCTCACCTCCGCAAGGGGGACACAAAGACAGTTCCATTTGAACAGGGGGGCACGATTTCCCTTGATGACCTCCGTGGCTCAGGTACACTCAAGCAGATACCCGACACCATTTTGGCACTTGAGAGAAACCAACAGGCCGACGATGAAGACATGAAGAACACCTTGAAACTTAGGGTACTCAAATGTCGCTTCACAGGCAACACGGGTCTCGCAGGGTACCTGAGGTTCAACAAATCGACCAACACCATAGAGGACGTAGACCCCTTAGAAATCAAGACAGAAAAGGAGGACTCAAATTGTCAGTTCTAGTTCCTGTTGTTTCCACAGGTATTACCTTGAATGAGGTACCAGACAAGATTGCTTATTTCATCGAGCTTGGCTCATGTACCCAGAGGTGCAAAGGCTGTCACAGCAAAGAGCTATGGGAAGAAGTGGAATCTCCTACGAGTCTTGAGGATGTCTTGAGAGGGGCAGAGAATGCCATAGAGTCCGGGGCGAATGCTATCGTCCTGATGGGAGGCACATGCAACAAGATGAGCACCCCAGACTTGCTGAAATTACTCGACGATCTCTCAGAGATTGCCCCGACGTGTCTCTATAGTGGCCTTGATGATGAAGAGACAAACACATACATAGCAGAACACTCTGGTATCACATGGCTGAAGACAGGGAGCTACAAAGCAGAGCTTGGGGGTCTTTCCTCCCCGACAACAAACCAAAGATTTTACAGGAAGGAGACAGATGTAATCTACGACAAATACCAATTTGTTAGGATGAAAAATCGTTTCGTAGATTGCACGCATTTGTTTCAAACATGAAAGCATTATCAACTAGTCAGATGAATGACCGCCTCGACTTCATCCGCTCTTATACAGAGGCAAGTAATGCTTCCAGTGGTTCCGAAGTGGATGCCAATGCCAATGTCACGCGCAAGACATTGGCAACTCTGGAAGCAGAGATGTACAAACCGTATACCATCACACTCAATCGGGCGATGGTGCGGGATAAGGTGCGAGAAATGTTCGGGTGGGAGGTAGGGAACAACTACCTCCTCGACCTCGCTGAACACTTTATTTACGTGCATGATGAGACATCCCTGAAGCCGTACTGTGCTTCTATCACGCTATACCCCTTTCTGCTCGAAGGTACAAAATGCATGGGAGGTGTCTCGAAAGCCCCGACGAACCTTCAGTCCTTCTGTGGTTCCTTTGTCAACCTTGTTTATCAGGTGGCCTCCAACTTCGCAGGTGCAGTAGCAACCGTGGAATTCCTTCACTACTTCGACTACTTCGCACGCAAGCAGTATGGCAAAGACTACCTGAAGACCAACGCAAAGGAAATCAAGCAGGAACTTCAGGGTGTTGTCTACGGCTTGAATCAGCCTGCTTCTGCTCGGGGTGACCAGAGTGTCTTCTGGAACATCTCGGTCTTCGACCGCCCGTACATGCAGGAGATGTTTGGCAACTTCTACTATCCAGATGGTACTCAGCCTGACATGGATAGCCTTATGGAACTCCAGAAGTTCTTCATGGAGTGGTTCCGCAAGGAGCGACACAAAGAACTGTTGACGTATCCAGTGCTTACCGCAAGTATCCTGACGGACGGTAAAGGTGGATTCATCGCCCCACAGTTCGTAGACTTCTGTGCAGAGCAGATGAGCAAAGGACACAGCTTCTTTGTCTACATGTCGGATTCCGTAGATTCCCTTGCTTCGTGTTGTCGCCTCCGTAACGAGCTTGCAGACAACACCTTCAGCTACAGCCTCGGGGCAGGTGGTGTCGTGACAGGTTCAGCGCAGGTCATTACCATCAACATGAACCGTCTGGCACGCCTCGCAATCAGTGGACATGATGACTTTGAAAACACACTCCGTGAGCAGATTCAAGATGTCCATAAATACCTGATGGCTTCTAAAGCCGTCTATAAAGAATACATCAAAGCAGGGCTTCTCCCTGCCTATACTGCCGGGTTCATGGACATCGACAAGCAGTTCCTTACCATTGGCGTGAATGGTCTCGTAGAGGCGGCTGAAAGATATGGCTACGAGATTAGTAACAATGACACCTACAAGAAATGGGTGTCTAATGTCCTTGGTATCTTCAAGGATGAGAACAAGAAAGCTCTTCAGCGTTATGGTTGTCGCTTCAACACGGAACTTGTACCCGCTGAAAATCTCGGTGTCAAAAATGCGAAGTGGGATAAGGAAGATGGCTTTTCAGGTGTCAAGCGTGATTGCTATAACTCTTACTTCTATCGGGTAGAAGACACCAACCTTTCCATTCTTGACAAGATTGAGATGTATGCACATGAGGTCACGGATTCCCTTGACGGTGGTTCAGCACTTCATCTGAACCTTGAACAGCTTCCGTCCTACGAACAGGCAAAAACGCTCTTCAAGCTCTGTAGCAAGAATGGCGTACCGTACTGGACAACCAATGTCCTTTGTACCATCTGCAATGATTGTGGAACGATTGACCCCGTGACGCGCAAAGCATGCAAGAAATGTGGTAGCGAGAATGTAGACTATGGCACCCGTGTCATAGGCTATCTGAAGCGTATCACGAACTTCTCAGACGCTCGGCAGAAAGAGGCCGCAAAGCGTTACTACGCAAAGCCGGATATTAAGTGAGACACAAGACAGGGAGGATGATAAATATGACAAGAATTGAAATCCTTGATTTCTCGATGGATAAGGTCACGAAGATGCAGACCGCACTCACTGACCTCTATGATTACCTGATGGAACAGAAGTTCCTTGCGCTCCTTGAGAAAGCCAAATGGCTCCGCAAGGAGATTGGCCTTCTCAAAGAGGCAGAGATGGCGTGCAAGCGTCAGCAGGAAGACCTTCAGGAACAGGTAGATGCCCTTGAGAAGGAGTTGGAAACCTACAAGAAATAGGAGGTAACATATCATGTTGATGTTTGATATTGAGACAAATGGATTGCTGAAGGAAGTCAATGTCCTTCATTGCATGTGTGTCTATGACACAGAGACGAAAAAGATGTATCGCTTCAACCCCACCAATATAGAGGAGGGAGTCAAGATGCTTCAAGATACAATCACGCAGGGCGGCAAACTGTGTGGTCATAATGTGATTGACTACGACATCCCCGCCCTTGAGAAGCTGTATCCACATCTTTTTCATATCTCGTATGAGCAACAGAAGCAGGTCGTGGACACACTTGTGCTTGCTCGTCTCATTTATTCAAACATCGACACGATTGACCTTGGACTCATGAAGTCTGGTAAACTTCCGAAACCCCTGTATAAATCCCACAAGCTCATGGCGTGGGGGTATCGCTTAGGTGTCCTTAAAGGAACCTATGGCGAACAGGAGGATGCATGGGCAGTCTACAATCCAGAGATGCTTGATTATAATGAGCAGGATGTATGGGTCACGAAAGCTCTCTATGAGAAGCTGACAGCACGACCATACTCTCAGCGTGCCATTGAACTGGAACATCAGGTGGCATGGCTCATGGCGAAGCAGGAACGCAATGGTTTCAAATTCGACTATGAGGGAGCCTTGAAGCTCTCTGAGAAACTGAAGGAACGTCAGGCCATCATTACAACCACGCTCCTCCAAAAGATACCTGAGATTCCAGACAAGGTATTCGTGCCGAAGCGAGACAACAAGCGTCTCGGCTATAAGGCGGGTGTACCTATCCAGAAGTACAAGACCTTCAATCCCAATAGCAGACAGCAGATTGAGTATGTCTTCCGTACCATGTATCACTACAACCCAGACAACCCTGACCTCTATGACATCCCAGACATGGCAGAGAATCCGAACTGGGCTGATTATCGCCTGAAGATGGATGACATCACCATGAAGTACATCAAGGAAGACCCTGAGTGTCCTGAGGAACTACGAGAAATCGCAGGACTGATACAGGAGTCTTTGATGCTGAAGAAGCGTCTTGGTCAGATTGCCGATGGCAGTAATGCATGGCTCTCTGCCTATGACCCCGATGATGGATGCATTCATGGTCGTGTGGTTCCCAATGGTGCCGTGAGTGGTAGAGCTACCCATAGTAGCCCAAACGTTGCGCAGGTGCCACACGTAGGCTCACCCTATGGTGCTGAGTGCCGTGCCTTGTGGAGCGCAGGGGATTGGTGGCAAGCAGGTATAGATGCTTGTGGTCTTGAGCTGAGGTGTCTTGCCCATTACATGTCACCATACGATAAGGGAAAGTATGCACACACCATCCTGAATGGAGACATCCACACCATGAATCAGAAGGCGGCAGGATTGCCTGAAAGAAATCAGGCGAAGACATTCATATACGCCTTCCTCTATGGTGCAGGGGATGCGAAGATTGGAAAAATCATTGGAGGTGACGCGAGTGATGGAAAACGCATTAAGCGTAAGTTCCTTAAAGCGACACCTGCTATCAAGAATCTCAGGGATGCCGTTCAGAATGCCATTGTTGAAACTGACCGTGGCAAAGTTATTCGTTGGAAACGTCATTATCTTAAAGGTCTCGATGGGAGACTTTTGCATGTACGCAGTCCGCATTCAGCACTAAATTTGCTCTTACAGTCCGCAGGTGCCCTTGTGTGCAAGAAGTGGATTGTCAGGACGGAAGAGAGGCTGATTCAGCGTGGTCTGAAACATGGATGGGATGGTGACTTTGCCTACATGGCATGGATTCACGATGAAATTCAGGTAGCATGTCGTACCAAAGAGATTGCTGAGATTGTTGTCTCTGAGGCACAGGCGGCTATGCGTGACGCGCAGGAGTTCTTTGGATTCCGTATGCAGTTGGACACTGAAGGAATCATTGGTAAGAATTGGTGCGATTGTCACTGAGGCAGTCTTTTTTTTTTGTCTATTTTTAGAAGGAGGTTTTAATGCACGTTCTAGTAGCTTGTGAAGAATCCCAGAGAGTCACTATTGCTCTGAGAGAGAGAGGACATGAGGCTTACTCTTGCGATATTCAAGATTGTAGTGGGGGCCATCAGGAATGGCATATAATGGAGGATGTTTTACCATTACTGAATGGATATTGCACCTTTAAGACTACAGATGGTACAGAGCATGAAATTAACACTAAGTGGGATATGATTATTGCTTTTCCTCCATGTACGCATTTATGCTGTGCAGGTCAGCGATGGTTTACGGAAGGAAAGAAACCTCGTAGTTTACAGGTAGAAGCTATTGATTTCTTTATGAAGTTTGTAAATGCTGATTGTGAAAAAATTGCTATTGAGAATCCTGTAGGCATTATGAGTACAAAATATAGAAAACCTAATCAGATCATAAACCCTTACCAATTTGGTTCAACAGAGTGTAAAAAAAACCTGTTTGTGGTTGAAAGGATTGCCAAACCTCCAACCTACGGATATATGTCCTCCGGAGAAACGGACAACAAATATATGGAAAGCTACTTTCAATGGGAAACAGTATGCTTGGAATGACCCTGAAACAGCTAAATGGCGTAGTAAGACCTTTCCTGGTATTGCTGAAGCTATGGCAGACCAATGGACAGGAACAGTAGATAATAAATAAGTAAATGAAAGGATGAGCTACATGATTAAAGAACAGGTGAAATGCCCACGGTGCGGCAAGGTATTGCTTCGCTCCTATTCCACAGCTGTGACATCCGTCCGTTGCAAATGCGGATATACGATTGACTTGAAGCACATGGAAGAGAGGGATAAGAAGCGTGGTCGCTGATTACCGTACTCTCAGACACAAAGCAAGATTCTTTGTAATGATGGATGCCACAGAGAAAGACAATGAGTGTCATGTGGTCATCTTCAGTAGCTTTGGTTCTATGCTGAAGTTCCTGAAGCAATTTCCAGATGCTTCAGCAACCATCTACAATCCCAAAGGGAAAATCAAAGGACATCTGAAAGATAGGGGGGTTGACACTTTTCTTATGAGTGTAGCAAAACTGATTAGCGTGACACCCGATGCAATGAATCTCTTAAAGAGAGCGGCAGGGCAATGCTACCAGAAACAGGCCTCTGATGCTGTGATTCAACACATCATTGAAGCAGGTCACTTGAGTGTCTTGGAGCATTGCTATGCAACCTTCGAGATTACTTGTAGTATCACGACGTTACTACAGCTTACCCGTCATCGTCATTTCAGTCCTACGGTTCAGTCCAGTCGCGGAAGTGAACTGCATGGAGTCTATGAGACAGGTGATGACATGATTGACTACATGACAAAATACATCATGCAGGTCTATCACCTTAAGGTAGCTGAAGGTGTCTGCAAGAAAGAAGACATCGCCTATATGCTCCCCAAAGCGGCAGAGTACAAACTCGTCATCACGGGCAATTTCCGCGCATGGTTTGAGTACCTGCCGAAGCGTCTTTGTAAGCGTGCTAGTAAAGAACATCAGGAACTTGCACAGCAGATTTATCAGGCACTTGTTGCGGCATGTCCTCAGGTCTTTGGGAATGTCAAGCCAAACTGTAAGTCATGTAAAGAGAAGAGGTGTTCCTACGAGTGAACTATATGCATCCAGACTATAACGAAACCTATGAGCCGGAGAAGAATGCCAACAAGTATGGTATGAAAGTCAATCCTAAGACCTACAATGTGGCAAGTGTCTTGGAGAAACTTGGCAACAATCAGGTGCAGTATGGTGCTCCATATTGCCCGTGCCTCCCCACGCATACAGAAGACACCATCTGCCCGTGCCGCTATATGCGCGAGATGAAAGCGTGTCGCTGTGGTCTCTATGTGCGGCCATGAGGAGGGAATAGATATGTCAAAACCTGAATTCAAATTGGAATGTGAGTGTGGATGCACAGCATTCCATCTTTGCGTACCTTTGGATGGTGATGTATATGAGCTTCGCTGTGAAGATTGTGGGCGTAGTATTGCTTATCTTGGTCGCTATGCTATTGATTGGTTAAAGGAGAAGACAGATGCTTTACCTTCTGATTGATGGAGACATGGTATGTTTCCGTGCTTGCTCCTCCGTGGAGAAGGAAATTGATTGGGGAAACGACATCTGGACACTCCATGTCAATCTCAATGAAGCCAAAGAACGCTTTGAATCTCTCATGGAGATGATTCTCAGGGATGCCCTTGATGCCCACGAATACCATGGAGCCTTTGAGGTCAAATACTGCTTCTCTGATACGGTCAATTTCAGACGTTCCATCCTCCCGACATACAAGGCAAACCGTGCGGGTAAGAGAAAGCCCGTAGGGTACAAAGCCCTTGTGTCTTGGGTGAAATCTGAATATGACACCATTACCAAAGACACCCTTGAAGCCGATGACTGTATGGGTATCTTTGCTACCAAACCAATGTATCGTGATAAATGCATCATCATTAGTGGTGACAAAGACCTCCTGTGCATTCCGGGTTATCACTATGACTTCCTCCGTAAAGAGTATGGGCATAGTAGTGAGGAGGATTCCTTACGGCACTTCTACATGCAGACACTCATGGGGGATGCAACCGATGGGTACTCCGGGTGTCCTAAGGTAGGCAAAGTTACCGCACAGCGCATCCTTGACAAAGACTGCTCATGGAATGCTGTCAAAGAAGCCTACGAAAAAGCAGGTCTGTCCGAAAATGTTGCAATCACTCAGGCCAGAGTCGCAAAGATTCTGACGGCTGATGACATTGATGCAGAAGGACAGGTGAAACTTTGGAAACCTACAGAAGCCCATTGACATCCACCGAGGTGAGGGCACTACAAGAATCCTTGAAGTATCATGCAGAGACAAGAGGGAGCAAGGCTATCTCAGAATTTCTCGACGTACCTTGGATAACTCAGAATGCAATACAGTTTAGCAAGATGGAGAAGGTCGTGAAGTTCTATCAGGGTGATAAGTTTTGTGGTGTCCTGATTTTCGACGTAGACAGAGGATGGTGGACACCTAAAGTCATCCTGTCAGAAGTGGCGGTATTAGCTTGCCTTGGAATTCATGGTCTTCAGCGCGAAGCCTGTAAGATGCTTGACCGATTGGCAAAGGAATATCATGCCTCTCTCATTGCCTCAGGGTGTTTCTTTCAGAGACATCCTCAAATGGTATCAAATTGCTATAAGAAATTCGGGTATGTCGATACTTACCCAACGTATGCAAAGGTGGTAAATCATGACAATCAATGAAGAGATGAAAATCCCGTATGTCTCGAAGGAACTCTGCCAGTATCTTCGGGAGACCTATACGTTGCCAATGGTGCTCCATCAGTCCTTCAATGTGAAAAATGCTGATATTGCAATGGGGCTTATGTATGGTATCAATACCATCATCGAACGTCTCGAAGCAATTCAGGCACAGCAGGAGGAAGATAATGGGGTTCTTTAAGAAGATTTTCAAACCCAATATCCCATCGACACCCACCATTACAGGACGCGAATTGGTATCTTCCACATCAAGCGAAGAGCCGGATAGTCCACAGATGGGAACCGATGGCGTGAACCAGAAGAAAAAAGGATTGAGTTCTCTGCTCGTCCAGAGTGAAAACATCTACAAGGGAGGTGTATAACGTGGGTAAACTTTTTAAGAAACCAGACTACAAAGATCCTACACCTGCGGCGGCACCTGCCCCCGTAGGAGAAGAGGCAACTAAGAAGCCGGAGGAAGATTCCTCGCGCAAGAAGAAGAAGCAGGGGAAAGCCGCTCTCATGGTCGATTCTACGAATAACGCCATTGGCTCGGGCGGAACGGGTATTAACCTGTGAGTGTGAAAGTATTCGACCATAATGTTGAGACCGCAAAGAGTAGATACGCCAAACTGGAAGGCGATAGAAGACCGTACACAGATAGAGCCGAAAAGTGTGCGAAGTATACTATTCCAATGGCCTTCCCTAAGGCTACAGATTCTGCCAGTACCAACTATGAGACACCTTATCAGTCCATTGGTGCCCGTGGTGTCAACAACTTGACGAGTAAGCTCATGCTTGCTTTGTTCCCTCCGAACGCTCCCTTCTTCCGCTTGGCACTTGGAGATGACATCGAGAATGCCCTCGGTGGTGATTCCGCGACTAAACAGCAGTGGGAAGAAGCCTTGTCAAAGTTGGAGCGCAAGATTACGTCCTATATGGAGACACATCAAATCCGTACAACTGCAAGCGAGGCACTGCTTCAGCTTGTCATTGCAGGTAACGTGTGTGTCTTCCTTCCACCTGCTGAAGGTGGTATGCGTATCTACAGACTGAATTCCTATGTGGTGTCTCGTGACGGCATTGGCAATGTCCTTGAAATCATTGCCAAAGAGTCCGTGGCTTATGGAGCATTGCCGCCCGAAGCCCAGAGTGCCCTTGGTGAATCCGGTGCCGTAGATGCCGACCGTGCCTATGATGTCTACACACACACCTACCTTGAAGGGGATGTCTACAAATCCTATCAGGAGATTGAAGGTGCAATCATCAGTGGTTCGGAACAGGAATATCCGAAAGACAAAAGCCCTTGGATTCCCCTGAGACTCAAGAAGATGGATGGAGAATCCTATGGTCGTTCCTTTGTTGATGAATACTTGGGTGACCTCAAGGTTCTCGAAGCACTCTCGAAGAGTGTGGCACAGGTAGCGGCAGTTGCGAGTAACATCTTGTACCTTGTCAACCCGAATGCTATCACAAGAATCTCAGAGTTATCAAAAGCGAAGTCGGGTGACTTTATTCGCGGCAAGATTGAAGACATCCAGATTCTTCAGGTGAACAAGACATCCGACCTTCAGATTACTGAGAATGCTATCCAGTCCATCGAAGGGAGACTCAGCTATGCTTTCTTGCTCAACTCAGCAGTTCAGCGCAATGCAGAACGAGTCACGGCAGAAGAGATTCGCTATGTCGCGAATGAGCTTGAAGATACCGTAGGTTCCATCTACTCGATTTTGTCTCAGGAATTTCAGCTTCCCTTGGTAAAACGCTTCATGATTCAGATGACCAGAGAGGGTGCTATCCCAGACCTGCCGCAGGGCTCGAAGGGTGTAGAACCTTTGATTGTCACGGGCATCGAAGCATTGGGTCGTGGTCATGACCTCACGAAGCTCGACACCTTCATCCGCTACGCACAGGTATTCCCTGAGGCATTTCAGACGAGCGTCAAGCAGGGTGAGATTCTTCGTCAGATTGCAACAGCACTCGGCATTGATTCCAGTTCTGTGGTCAAGACAGATGAAGAGGTTCAGCAGGAACAACAGCAACAGATGCAGATGCAGATGGCACAACAGGCTATCCCACAGGTGGCTAAAGGTGCCATGTAAGGAGGTTACAAGTGGAAAACGAAAAAGTAGAAGAGACTCAGGGCGAAGAGCAGAAAACTACCCCTGAAGTCAGTGTAACAACGAATGGTACGACAACCACGGCCACGGTAGAAACCGTAGATTCTCTGGCTGACCCGAAGGATCCTGAAGGTTTCACGGGTGAAGATAAGAAGCAGGAGGAGACCCCGAAGGCTGAACAGTCAACCCTTGAGGATGACATGAACAACCAGAAGAAAGCCGAAGAGGAACTGAAGGTTGACCTGAAGGATAAGGGAGTCGATTTTGATGCGCTCGCCGATGAGTACAGTAACAATGGCTCCCTGTCAGAAAAGAGCATGGAATCCCTGAAGAAAGCAGGTTATCCAGAGTCCGTGGTCAACGCTTACCTGAATGGCCTTCAGGCACTCAGCGACCGCTTCACCAGTACGGTAAAGGGTTATGCAGGTGGTGAGGAAGGTTATGATAAGCTCGTAGAGTTTCTGAAGACACAGCCGAAAGAGGTTGTCGATGCTTACAATAAGACCATCCAGACGGGTGACCTTGGTCAGATTCGTCTCACGATTGATGGCCTCACTTCCAAAATGACAAAGGCATACGGCACGGCAAACCCCACAGTAATGGGAAATGGAAGTGTTCATGCTAACGCCGAAGGGTACACCTCTATGGAGCAGATGACGAAAGACATGTCCGATTCGCGCTATCAGGTTGACCCGAAGTTTACCCGTGAAGTCTACCAGAAAATCCGCAATGCAACGATTTTCTAAGGTGAGACACAAGACAGAGAAGAAACAAAATGATGGTCTGAAGACCAAAGGAGAAAAGTATAATGGCAAATGTAACGATTGCAAACCCGATGTCTATCAATGGTCAGGCAGAGACCGATGCCGACAAACTTGCCCTTGCCCTGAAGGTATTCAGCGGTGAGACGCTTACGGCCTTTCAGCGAACGTCCGTAACCACGGGGCGCGTCATGGAACGCACGATTGCGTCCGGTAAGTCCGCGCAGTTCCCGGTGTTCGGCCGCACGAAGGCACACTATCTCAAGGCAGGTCAGAACCTTGATGACCTCCGCGAGAACATCAAGCAGAATGAGCGAGTCATCAAGCTCGACGGCCTCCTGACGGCAGATACGCTCATCTTCGACCTCGATGAGTTCATCGCACACTACGATTTCCGTTCCCCGTATGCGGCAGAGCTTGGCAATGCCCTTGCTATCTCGCATGATGCCTCGGTTCTCGCAGAGCTTGCGAAGGAGGCTCTGAACACGAAGGAGAACGTTGAGGGCAATGGTAAGGGCGGTGTCCTTACGACGAAGCTCGATGCCGGTGTTGTTGGTATCAACAAGCAGACGGGTCTCGCTATCTACCAGACGCTCCTGAAGGCAAAGGCAGAGATGTCTAAGAACTACGTCCCCGCGACGGAACGCTATGCATATCTCGACCCTGAGTACCATTCGGCACTCGCGTCGGCAGTAGAATTCCTGAACCGTGACTATGGTGCTTCTGGTACGATTCTTGAGGGCAATGTCATTCGCCTTGCAGGTTTTGACATCCTTGAGTGCCCGCACATCGTCCGTGGTGGCGATGACAATATCAATGTCATTCAGGGTGAGGGTCATGTGTTCCCGGCTGAGTACGCAGACAAGCACCCGATTATCATCTGCCACAAGACGGCGGCAGGTGTTCTGCGTCTGAAGAACCTCTCGATGGAGACGGGACGCCGCATCGAGTATCAGGCAGACCAGATGATCGCGAAGATGGCAGTTGGCATGGGTGGACTCCGTCCTGAGGCGGCATTCCTTGGTGTCATCGAGAACGCAGGTGCCTGATTAAACTGAGACAACCAACTTGAATAGGAAGGGGGAGAGGACTTTGTGTCTTCTCTCCCTTTTTATTAGAAAGGAGAACAATGCTTACAACACAGACAGAACTAGACGCTATCAATCAGATGCTTTCAGCGATTGGCAGTGACCCTGTAACCATTCTGGAAGACAGCACAGACATTGATGTCATCAATGCCCGTAGGCTCCTGAAGGAAGTCAGTAGACATGTTCAGCGTCAGGGGTGGGATTTCAACAAGACCACAAGAACCTACACACCAGATGTCAATACTCATCGCATTGCATGGGATGACAAT